AAAAGCAGATGCATTAGCGCCACATCCTGCAGGATCAACAATTTGAACAAAAGGTGCTGATGTATAGTCTGAACCACCGTTCAGTAAGTTAGCACCAATAACTTCTCCAACTTGATTAACAACTGCTTGAGCAACTGCACCAGATCCACCACCACCAAAAATCTGAACTTGTGGTAAACCACATTCGAATGTTCCAGTATAGCAAGATCCAGGTGATTGTGAAGTATTTCCATCCTCACCAAAGAAATCATCCATCCACTGATCAGCACCAGATGAGATTTCTCCAGCAAAACTGTCAGAAATGCCAAAATTAAAATTATTAAAATTATCTACTTGTGTTTGTGTTGGACCACCCCATGGTGAAAGTGAAAACTCTTTGATTTCGGGACACTCTGGACCACCACAAAGGAAACCTTGAAATCCTAAAATATAACTAATTGCTGATGAAACAGAACCATAGATGCTACCAACTCCACCTAGAATGTCATTGATACTATCGAATACTGATGATAAAGCATTATCAATATCATTAACTAATCTATTGAGAAGTGCATTTGTCCATTGCTCTGCTGCACAAAACGGTGTTTGTATAACTTGTCCTATCAATGAATATAAAAAATCACCAACTAGATCAAATAACCCTCTGATAATATTTTCAAATGCACAGAAAATTTGATCAACAACAGCAGCAACAATTGATTCCTTGATTGTTCTCAAGAAATTAGTCATAATCATTTCTAGTGCATTGTTAATAAGTGTCTTTAACTTATTAAGAACCCAATTTCTTAATCTTTGAACTAATGATTTTAAGACACCAGCAATCGCACCAGTAATTGCACTAATAGTATTTCTTAGTTTTTGAACTTTATTAATCGATCCATTAATATAGAGATCACCATATTTTTGAACTCCACGTAAGAATACAAAAAGTTTGTTTAAATTTGTATTAATTTCACCTAATTTACCCTCACTAGCACAGGGATCTCCTTTATCGAAAATTTCTGCATCCTGAAGTTTACTTGAGTTATCATGCGCCGAACCATCAAATTGTTGCCCAAAATTATCCTTGGCGTCTGATGCAGGACCAGCACCACCAAGGTTCACATCACTTATTCTAGCGTTCGAAGTTTCTGCCATTTATCAATTATTAGGATTTGTTGAGAAAAAATCTTGCTGTGGGAGACTAAGTGGAGAATTTGATTGTTCTGATTGCCCACCAGAAGTGTTGTATGAAGCAGGTGGATTATTTGCCCAAAACGGTTGTACTCTCTTGAATTCAGAACTTTGCTGAGACACAGATTCATCTGCAGTTAAATCATATTCTTTACGTGTTCTTGGTAAAACACCTAATATAAATGGGTTTTTTAATGTTGTCCCATCTCTATTTAAATACATTCCAAAAACCATTTCACCACCAGTAATACCTGTTGATGTCATATTTAGTGACCCATGTGATGTTGGATGTAACACCTGAGCTTCAAATAATGCAGAATCTGGTGTTTCAGTACCAGATGCTGAATGAATACCCATAATTCTAACTTTTACTCTTGATCCCCATCTATCTAAACTTGTTTTATTAGCATCTTGTTTAGGGACAACTTGCCCAATCCAAAATACAGGTTGATCTGATAAATTTCCTCTATTCATTTAATCAAACCTCCGTACTTCTATGTATGCCATCAGTATATACCATCAGTATCACGAATAATGGTCATATGAGTCGTTGATCCAGTTTGCCCATTAGATGTAAATTGGTGTGATAAATGTAGAATTAAATAATCACCACTGACAGTTTCATCAGCAACACCTTCTTCAGGTTGATCAGTTTTCTTAGGAAACGCACAGTTTATAACATCTCCAGCACGTAATTGAAGATTACATGGAACAACTATATCAATAATTTTTGAAAATAATGCGCTATATCTCATTTTTGATTTTGATTTCCAAAAATTTCCAGGATTATTTACTTCTGTGCCCAAACCAACAGGACTAACATCCAAGAAATCTGTAATTTCTATCGAATATTCATTACTATTATACAAATTTTCAGCATCAATATCAAAAGAACCTAGAGAATATTCATTAGAAGACATTGTATCGATCACTTCATCGTATATAAAAGTTTCTGGATTGAGAGATTCATACTTTATACCCTCACTCATTAAAGAACTGTACATGTTCTTCATACTAGACCTAACATTATAATCTAGAATTCTTAAGTTAGATCTTTCACAGAATGTTGCCACGTCTGACGTTAGATATGCAAATTTACTTTGTTGATTTGTTAAATCATCAATTCCCCTAAGACTGAAACCATCTAGTGTTTCAAAGAAAAAGCAACCAGGATCTGCATTATGTGGTGTAGCAGGAATTGCTTCCTTTGCCATGTCTAATATAAGATCAAATGGATTTCTACTTTGTCCTTCTATCGTTAATGGATTTGCTGTAGTTGTAGCAAATGCTAAATTTGTTTGAAAATTATCAGATAAAATTTGATCTACATTATTTTTGATATTTCCAGTATAGGTTCCCTTTAAGTGTAATTTTTTATTATCACGAGCATATTTTGAAGTTAATTCCAATCCAATTAATTGAATTTTAGTTCCTTCAATTCTTGTAGAAATATCAGATATTACTAATGGATCTGTTTCAAAATCCAAATTACTAACACCTGGTGGATTTGAAGGATGACTGATTTTTATATGTACATTTTTATTTTTTAGCGTTGGCACTGAAGATTGTAATGTTCCAAGTCTTTCTGCAGCATCTTGTGTCGCACCTGCAAGAACAGCTTTTCCAGTATCAATAAAAGCAATTTTTGCGGTAATGTGTGGTGACATCAAAGATTCATAATATTCAAATGTAATAAATCCTCCACTCAATTCAATCTCACCAGTTGCTCCCGAGGCAACATCTAATTCAGATATTCTCAAACTCTCTAATATTGCGGGTCTTGACCAGTTTGACATTTCTTATTATCTCCTAATATATCTAGTTGGACCAGGAACAATAATTGGTTGAGTACTATTAATGATAACAACATCAGTCATACCCTCACCATCAAATGTTTGTGTCAATTGTTCAGCTCTTGTTAATCCACCTTTTCCACCAGAAAAATGTTTTTTCTGGAAAGGTGTAAGTGGTGTTACACTAGAACCACCCTCTCCTGGTCTCGTTGTAACCGGTGCTCCTAATTGTATAGTTTTTACATCTTTATTGGCATGATTAATAATTAAATTAGATAACCTATATGCACCTGAATATTTTGGCGTTACTTGCCCCCTTCTAGTATTTGGTTCATAAAAATCAACGCTGGTATGAGGACCAGTCATATTGCCTGCACCAGGGACTGGTTTATTTCTATCAGGATCCCATCCTACTGTTCCAAGATAATCACCAGATTGAACTGTATCACCTTCTTTTACCGAAAATCTTCCAAAGTGAGCGTATAAAGCATCAAATTCTTTTCCATCCTGATCTACACTTCTAACTGTAACATGACGTCCATAACCACTACCATATAAACTTCCAACTTCAACGACCTTTCCAGGAAAAATGGAATAATTTCCAAAAATGTCGGCAAAACTAAAGTCAACTCCAGGTTCTCCAGATCTATCTCTTCCTTGTTCACTATCAAATGTTATAACAGATCCTTTTGCATTTGGATCTGGTGCTGGTAGTTGTGCTGTTGGTCCTTGATGCTCAGACGATGGTAAAGTATATGGACTTGTATTCTGATTTAGTTTTGATAAATCTAGTGCTGTATTAGTTAAGTATGATTTAAAATGCTCTAGTGTTTTTGAAAATGTGTTGTTTATTTCTTCTCTAGTCTTGAGTACTTGTGAATCTATAATTGCAGAAGTTTTTAAATCAAGAAAAGTTGAAGTATCTCTTCTTGCAATTTTTTCTTCACCAGTTGCACCTTGTCTGGCAGGTGTTGTAGAACCACCTTGAGAATATCCTTCCAGCTTTGCCTTTTCATTATCAAAACCTGCAGATTCTAGAAGACCTAGTAATTCACTATAATCTCCTTCTTTACCTCCGACAGCAGATACTCTCTCGGCAAAATCATCTGTGGATATTTTTGTTCCATATACATCTCTAGCAACAATATATGGATTTCCAATAGAAAATCCAAGAACTTTATCTGTTTCTATTGTATATGATCCAACACCAGGAATTGTTCTAACTGTTCCAGTATTTGCATAGTAACCAGAAGGAAGAGTATTGTTATCCTTCAGTGAAGTTTGAAGAGTACTAAATGTATCTAATTTTGAACCTAATTTTTTTATCGTTAGTCCACTTCCTGGCAAAGAAGTTACAACATCTTCTCTAACTTGTTCTGGTTCTCTCGTAGTATATTGTTCTTTAAACTCTTCCCTGAAGTCTCCCTCTAATCCATCAGTATCTTGAACTAAACCATCCAATTCTTTATCCAGTGGTCCACCATCAGCAAATTCTTTTTTTGCTTTTTGTAATTCTTTATTTTGTTCTTGTAAATCTTCAAGACTTGTTCCAGGTTGTCCTGTGGTAAAAATATTAACCAAAACTTGTAATGCACTACCAAAACCAGATATAACTGCTTTTACTGTATTAATTAAGTCTTCATTTTCTTCCAACCACGTTTGAACCTTTTTGATTAAGATTGGTATATTAGTAATTGCAAGACCTAGTAAAATTGTTCCAAAAAATTCTTTTAATTTATCAATAAATCCCAATGCTGGTGCTGCAAGTCTTTTACCTATTGCACCCATTTTACCGCTTACTTTTTTCTTACCTTCTATAAAATTTTCTCTGTTTATTTTTTTCTGTTCTTGGTTTTGTTTTGCCAAAAAAGATTTTTCATCAGCACGAATTTTTTTCAGTGCCTTATTTCCACTAATAAGTGTGCTTTTAATATTTTTAGCATTAAGTCTTAGAGATTTTATTGAAGATTCCATGTCTTAATACCTATACTACAATACCATAGATTTCATAGTTATTCATAATATAACGATTAGAACTATCAAAAGGACGAATAGTAATGCTAGGAGATGCAGATTCTGCAGGTTCCATTGGTGGTTCTTCAGGAGTTTGTTGAGCAGCAAGATTTACTGCTGGTTGTGTCATATTAATTGTAGTAACTTTTCCTTCAGGACTAGAAGATCCAGATCTTGTATTTGATCCTCCTCTACCTCTACTATATGTTTGAATCTTTGTAGGTGTTTTTCTTTTAGTGGGTCTTACCTGATTAAGTATTCCACCACTACCACCAGTGGGGGTTATTGGTATTGCTTCTCTTAATTTTTCTTCCCTAGCTCTTCTATCCATCTCCTCAACCATTTTACCAAACTGTTTAAATTGTTTGTTTTGTGTATCAGAGATTTCTTGATCTATATTAACATTTTCTCTTATTTGTTTAATTGCCTGAACAAAATGAGCAAACATTTTGCCAGCATTATCATTAATAGCAAACAAAAATGGTTTGAACAACTTGGTTGACATTGAGTTGATAACGAATTCACCTTTTGCAAGTAATGCAGGAATGGTATCCATCATTGATGCAACACCAGGAATGAGACCGCCTGCAGAAAGACTATTCGCTTCTAAAATTTTATCAAGATCACTTTGCTTAAATATGCGTAAAAATTCAGTTTGTGCTTTTTTTGGACTACCACTTTCTAGTAATAATCTATCATATTCTGCTTGTGCCCCTTTTTCATACGCTTTATCAAAATCAACCTGTTTTGATGAGGATTTTCTAGGTTTAGATACGGTTTTTCCAACTCTCAGACCAGATTGATCCATTATTTTTTGTAGTTCTTCATATGACATGCCCCTAGAACCCCTAGATTTGGGTTGAGCAGGAGTAACAACTTTTGGTTGAGGTCTTCTAGCAGCACCAAGAAATGGTGCTAAAGTTGCTGGTAAATTGGCAGCAGTGAACAATGCAGTTGCTTGATTGACTGCTGTTTGATTACTTTCCGCAGTTAGTTTAGGATTAAATGATATTTGGGGAGTCATATCTGGACCACCCAAGAAACCAATGCGATTTGGTGCAGTTGCACGAACTTGTAAATGTCCTAGAGGTGTCAGTCTAGATGCAGTTTTTCCAGTTCTGGCGTATTCTTCCTGAAGTTCACCCAAAACACTTGCGAGAGATATTGGTATTTCTCTACCAGTGAAGGATTTTAATGGCGAAGAAAGATTGGAATAATCACCTTGTTGACCTTCAATTACTTCAGTAACTCTGCGATTTGCTTCTTCTGGAGTTTCTGCTAGTTCTGGTCTTTGTATTGCTTGTCCTTTACCAGAACCTAGAGGATCTCCACCAGGTCCATAAAATGGTCTTGCTGGTATTTGTTGTTCTTCTCCTGCTCTTGCTGGGCTTGGTGCAAGAATATAACCAGCAGCACCAAGTAGACCTTTTACTATGTTACTAAGACCCGTAGTGAAAAGTCCAACAAGATCAAATCCTGGTTGTTGTCCTGCTCCTGTTGGTACTGATTGATTTGTTAATAATCCTGCAACTTTGGGAGCAACTGCACTAGCAATTGCTGCCACAACAGCAGCTTGTTTTAAACAATTAAGAATAGGATTACATTCAGCTGGAGTTTTAGTGCTTCCCAATCCTGGTTTAGACCTTGGTCCTCTTAAAAACTTAGCAACTTTCCTTAGACCATTAATTACACGATATAATTTGTATATTGCCTTACCAACTACTAAACCACCAATTATACCTGCAATTAACTTCCAGTTTTTACCAAGAAATTCAAATACATCTGTTATTTTTTTACGATTTTCTTCTTTAGATAACCATTCCCATGCACTATTAAGTACAAGACCAGTTCCAACTATTGCAAGAAAATCTAATAATTTTTCAAAAATACCTTTAACAGGTGCTAAAACTTTAACACCAAAATTTTTAATCGTAGATGATAGTCCCTTTCCTCTTTCTACAAATTCTTCTTTTTCAGTTAGTTTTTTCTTTCTTACTTTTTTCTTTGCTGCTATTAAATTTCCCTTTCTTTCCGCTATTCTATTAGCAAAGTCTAATGCTAATTGTTTTTGTATCTCTACAAGAATAGAATTCGTTTCAACTAATGCTGTTGCAACAGAACCTGTTCCCTGAATTTCAGTAGTATTTTCTTTTTTTAATTTCTCTACTGGTGATTCTATCTTTTTCGATTTCACAAAAGACATCTTAGATGCCTTTAATTTTGGTTTAGAAAATATACTCGATGTAATTCCAGCACTCTTTACCAATGGGGACGAACCCTTCCCCATTTTTGGTAATGATGGTGCTTGAAATACTGGTTGATTTTCTAATGCCACTATTGATTCTGTTGTGCCTTAAGGTTTTCTTCTTCAATGTGCTGTTGAAGTAATGTCACATATACTTCACGCTCCCATGGTATCATATTTTCTAACTCCGTTAATGAGTATTTATGATACTGAAGCAAGGCAAAATTTGTCTTGTAATACACTTCAAGACTAGTATGTGACATGCTTAGTTGAAAAAAGATGCTAATCCCTCAAGTACAACTTCATTATTTTTCTTAGTTTTTGGATTCTTTACTGTAATTGTGTGGGAAAGTTTAGGCATCGTTTCAAAGAACTTCTCAATTTCTTTGAATTGTTTAGTATTCATCTGCTCTACAAACTCTTGCATTTCTTTTTTAGTACAGTCAGAAGCAGACCAACATTCATCGGCGTTGTAGACCATTTCAATACAGGCAGCAATCATATCAAGTGATTGATCAACCCCTGTTGCTTGACCCTGAACTTCGAAATTATTTTCAACGAACTGGTCAATAGATGGATACTTTAACTTCATAGAAAGTGTATCATCTAGTTTAATAATATTATTATGTTCTTTATCTTTTTGAACTTTAATTGAGTCAATATCAATTGCCATCTCAACCTGAGTTTCGCCATCATCAGGACAAGTTACTTTAACTTCAATCTGTTCACCAACAGATTTGGCACGGATATTGAGGAATAGATATTCAATATCAAACGTTGCAAGATCGGCAACTTTAACACCACGAGTGCTAATACATTCGGATAGAATTTCAATAATAGCATTGGTGATCTGAGCCATGTCTTCAGATTCCAGTGCCATTACTAAGATTTTTTCTTCTTTTACTAGAAAAGGGCGATATTTTACTTTCTTTCCAGTAGAAGGAATCTCCAACTCATATGTTGGAGTACTAATTTTTGGTAAAGGCATAATCTCCGATACAATTCAGTTATTTTTATTTATCAGGGTTATTTAAGTGTCCATATACCCTTGAACTGCATCAAGATTAAGATTAGATGTATCAGCACCTGTTGCTGGGTTTCCTTCAGGTGTTTGGGTTTCTCCGGCAATAACATTTTGCCTCCAAATTCTATATCGATCATAATACATCGTAACTGTAACTTTAGTAATTTCTGCACCACCATATTGTAATGGAATTGCGGAAACTGCTTTAGGGAAGGAATCAATTAATTGATATGTAACTTGAGTTGCTCCTGGAACATTATAGTTTCTTTCAAATTTTGTTATATAAAATCCAGATGCATTTTTATAGAACTTAGGATAATTAAATCTTCGATAATAATTATGTCCAATAGTTTCATTATAAACACTTGGTTCTCCAAGTTGATTACTATTACCACCAGAAATATAATTCATCCATGCTTCAAAGAACATTAAGATTTTATAATTACGATCTAGATAGAATGAAAAATCAATATCAGTATTAATTCTTGTATGAGCAAATTCTTGTACAACACCCTGAAAATTATCTTTTATTTCTCCAGTGGCATATGTGGATGATGGAAGTGTTGCATCTGAACACGAAAATGAAAGAAGATTTTTAAAATCATTATTCCATTCAAAACCATAAATTGGTGCTAATGTTGGATTATTCAAATGTTCAATAAATGGTTGCTGACCTCCATTGGTAGTTCCCCATCCATTTTCTATAGAAACCTGATATAAATTTGAACGTGCAAACCCACCTTCACCCAGAGTTGATCGGACATCTTTAGATGTCAATGTTCGGATATTAGGGATATTAGGCATCTCTAAATATTAATACAGCCTTTGTTATTAGTTATTTAGATGTCATATAAGGGAAAATTTCAACCATCATACCCCAAAAAGTATAAGGGTGATCCAACAAATATCATTTATAGATCACTTTGGGAAAGAAAGTTTATGATGTATTGTGATTTGAATGAGAATATTATTGAATGGGGATCTGAAGAAATTGCTCTACCATATCGATCACCTCTAGATAATCGGGTTCATCGTTACTTCCCAGACTTCTATATTAAGGTCAAAGAAAACAATGGTTCTCTTAAAAGATATTTGATTGAGATCAAACCAAAGAAACAAACAGTAGAACCAAAAATTCAAAAGAGAAAGACAAAATCATATATCTATGAAGTCACTGAGTATGCCAAGAATATGGCAAAGTGGAAGGCAGCAGAAGAATTCTGTAAAGATCGTATGTGGGAATTCAAAGTGCTAACCGAAGATGAACTAGGTATCCGCTGATGGCATATCCAACAGACGATAAAGAAAATCGAATTCGTTCTGTGATGGATAATCTTATCGGGACTGAAGATCCTGATGATTTAATGCTTGAATTACTGGGTGTATTAGAAGAAGGTGGTAAAGTTCCAGAGTCTGGTAGATACTATGTCTTCGTATATAATCCAAAAACTCCCAATATCAGATACGATCAAAATCCTCTCGTAGCAGTCAGTGATGTATTCACCTGGGGATTTAGAGGAATCAATTTACATTGGGGTGAAGTCAGACAATATACCTGGAATGAAATCGTTGGACAAATCTATGAAATATACTCAGATGAACTTGCAGATGTTCAAGAGATCCCTTTTGCAAAATACCGTCTAAATAGTTGATAATAGGTCTATAGTAAGCATATAATGCCAGGTTTTACAGGATCTCTTCGTTACCCATACGAAGCAATAACCGAAAAAACAGATTACTTACAGATTGCAATTTATCATTATGATACAAGTAATCAGGGAAATCAGAACGGATTGTTATCGGCTCAAAATTTTATAAATCAAAATGCCTATTCTGCTGATGCTATTGCAGCTGGCGTAACAAAAAATAAAGTTCTTGGTCCTGGTGGTGTAATTATGCTGCCAATGCCATCTAATATTCAAGATTCTAATTCTGTTTCTTATGAAGCAGGAAATATGGATAAATTAACAGAAGCAGGACTTAATATAGCACAAACTGCAATGAGCGGTAGTATTTTTAATCCACAAGAGATGGCTCAAGTAGGTACAGAGATGAAAACCCAGGTTGAAAGTATGCTTAATGAAAATACTAAAAATGTTGTAATGAAAAGTCTTGCAGCATCTGCAATTAATGTTTTTGGTGCCAACGTAAGTATTAATTCATTACTTGCAAGAGAGCAAGGGAAAATTCTCAATCCAAACATGGAGTTGCTCTTTAATAATGTAACTTTAAGAACGTTTAGATTTTCATTTAAGATGACACCAAGAGATAGAAATGAATCTGTTTCTATCAAATCTATCATTAGAACTTTAAAGAAAAATATGGCAGCTAAATCTACTGGAGCTGGCGTTAATAGTGGTGGTGATAGTGATACTGGTATGTTTTTGAAAACACCTAATATTTTTGAACTTCAATACATGAAAGGACAAAAACTACATCCTTTCTTGAATAGATTTAAACCATGTGTATTGAGTGATATGAGTGTTAATTATACTGGTGAAAACGTTTATGCAACTTATGGTGACGGAACCCCAGTTTCAATGATCCTGACATTAACATTCAAAGAGTTAGTTCCAATTTATGAGAATGACTATAATGATGATGCATTTACATCAGAATATGATGCCAGTTATAACAATGATCCTATAGATGATAGATTGGTTTATGGTGTTGATGGTACTGCACCAAATGGAGTTCAAAAAGACGTAGAAGGAGTTGGTTACTAATGGGATATTTTAGAGAACTACCAAATTTTGAATATCTTTCACCATTATCTGAAAGAAATTCAGATTCCGAATATGTAGAGGCAAAGAATTTATTTAAAAGAGTTAAACTCAGAGATGATTTTCATAATACGGTAACCAACTTTGACAAGTTCTACGTCAAAGATGGAATGAGACCTGATCAAGTTGCTGTCCAATTGTATGGATCACCAAATCTTGATTGGGTTGTTCTTATATCTGCTGATATTGTTAATGTAAGAAATCAATGGCCTTTATCTGATCGTGATATCTATAACTATGCTCAAGAAAAATATGGATCGGATGTCAATGAAACTCGATTCCACGAAACAAAAGAAATAAAAGATAGCAGAGGAAGAACTATTCTTCCGAAAGGACAAGTTGTTGATCCATATTTTAAATCACCAAAACCAAAACTTGATACTTCACCAACTACTTCATATGTTCAATTTTGGGATAGTGGTCTAAACTCAATGGTTACTAAAACTGATGTTACCACTTCAATTACAAACTTTGAATATGAAACTAGATTAAATGATGAGAAGAGAAATATTTACGTACTAAAACCAAGTTATCTACAACAATTCTTGAATAATACTCGAAGGTTAATGCAATATGGCAATTCTTCTCAGTATGTGAATCGTAAGATGAAGAAAGCAGAAAATATTAGACTCTGATCACCACAATAAATCTAGTTTCTTATCAAAGATCATAACGTATCGGTGTTTACGAGATCTGTCTTTCCACTCACCCTCTGATCCTTTGA